CGAGGTTTTGCAAAAAGACGCCGTAACCAAGAAACATATAAGATTACCATCTGGTAGGCAGTATGCTTTTCCCCATGCCAAGTGGACTGACTGGGGTGCGGCGACAGACCGTACGGCTATCTGCAACTACCCCGTGCAGGGATTTGCCACGGCTGACCTTTTGCCTATGGCCTTGGTGCTTTTGGATAGGGCTGTAGCAAGTGAAGGATTACAGTCTGTTATATGTAACACCGTCCACGACTCTATGGTTATGGATGTGTATCCCGGAGAAGAACAGAAATGTATTGACATGATGGCGGAGTGCATGTTAGCAATACCTCAGGAGACCCTCATCAGATACAATGTGGAATACGACATGCCCGTGGGAATAGAATTAAAAATGGGCAAGAACTGGCTTGACTTGGAAGAGGTCTTGACTGTATAATAGTCTTTCAACCCTAAACAAACGAGGATAAAATGGGTACAGAACTTCAAAATGTGAACGATGATTTAGACAACATGCTTGCTGCGTTTGATTCAGATAACGTAGATGATATTATGAAAATGACGGGGCAGTCAACTGACAGTGACGGCCCAAGGATGGGGCTTCCCCGTCTGAGTATCAACTATGATTCAGAGACGGATGATGGTTTGCAACTCAAGCGGGGTGCATGGAAGGTGTGGAATGGTTCCGCCCTTGCATACTCCGACACTGTGCAGTTTCGCCCTTTGTTGCGAACATATGAATGGTCTGTATGGGACCAAGAGGATAAGAAGTTTTCTTGCAAGTCTATTCAGAAGACTGGCTTGAAGGGTGAGTTTCCCGATTCTTTGGGCGGCAACAAGTGTGGTCGTCTCTCCAAAGAAGAGGAGCAGAACCTAGATGACAAGGACCCGCGCCTGTTACTTAGCAGGTCTGTCAGTTGCAACCAAGTAATCTACGGCATCATGGATGCACCAGACGCGACACTCGCTGATGGCACCCCTGCACCGATTGAGAACATGGCTTTTGTTGCGTACTTCAAGCGTTCGGGATTTGTACCTGTCCGTGAGTTTATGGAAAGCCTGACACGCCGCAAGGTCATTGCTCAAAAGGCTGTTGTTGAAATGACAACAGAGAAACACAAGATGGGCAGTGTGTTGTATTGGACCCCAAAACTTTCTATGGTCAAAGAAGTCAGCATCACCGATGAGGACAAAGCGTTGATTAAGAAGTTTACGGAAACAATCAAAGGGCACAATGAGTCTGTGATGGCAGACCACCAGTCTAACATCAAGGCATCCATGAGTCCGGATGACATTGACCTTTCTGCACGGCTGGCAGGATAACAATGTTAGCCCTTGTAGAAATCCAAGACTTTCTGCAAAAAGCGGGGCGGGGGGAGATAGACTCCTCTCGCCTCGAACCTTTGATAGAACAGTTTGGTGAGGATTGTAAGGCAGCAATGCGTAAACAATTCTCTAGTCGGGATGGTTACCGAATCCGCATGTCCGGAGTAGGTCGTCCCCTTTGTCAGCAACAGCTTGAGAAGAAAGGCATGAAGCAAGATGTTGGCTACAATGACATCATGCGATTTCTTTTAGGTGACTTGGTTGAGGCAGTAGCCATTATGGTTATGAAGTCTGTTGGCGTAAACATTGTTGATGAGCAACGCAAGTGTACAGTTAAGTTGGCTGGTCAAGATATCAATGGAACCCTCGACGTAATCCTAGACATAGATGGCGAAGAAAAGGTTTGGGATATCAAATCGGCAAGCCCGTGGTCGTTTGCCAACAAGTTCTCTGGACGTGGCGGGTACGACGCCATCAAAGAGGATGACCCCTTTGGCTATATCATGCAAGGTCACTTGTACGGTGAGGCAGAGGGTAAGCCCTTCGGCGGCTGGATTGTGATTGACAAGTCCAGTGGCGAATGGGATTTCGTAGAAGCCCCACAGGACCAGAGCGAGGACCGTGAAACATATTTAAAGGATGCCCATGACCGTGTGGATAAACTTGTTAATGATGCCCCGTTCAAAGTCCCGTTCGAGTCGGTGCCAGAAACCTATACAGTCAAGGGCCAGAAGATTGAGACGGGCAATCGTCTTCTTCCCAAGGTTTGCAGTTTTTGCTCATTTAAAGAGCATTGCTGGAAAAATGTGGAGTATGCACCGAAAGTAACATCACGGGCTAAGTTCAAACCAAATGCGTGGTACACAAAAATTGTAAAGAGGGAACTCTAGCATTGCCCCTTCTTTACACCCCATCGTATCCACGGGAACTGTTTACCTTAAATCCGGGGTTGATGTGTATCTACGTTGAATCCCACACAAGACGGGGCGGGGACCCAGCAACTGTGCAGGTTCGCACACTGGAAAAGTCTTTGCCCCTTACCTTGCGCGAGAACTTCTCTGCGGAAGGGCACCTGTCGTCCGACACTCATGTCCGTGACATACGGAAAATTGAGGATGAGTTTCAGGTTATCATTAACCATTTAAGACAGGGAGCAACTGTATGCCTTCCGACTCTGCCCCTAGCAGACGTATTCACCTACCTAGAAAAACGAACACCAAAGGTAGAAGGGTATTTATCAAAGAGGCTGGACGGGGTAAAGGCGGCATTTCCGTTGCTAGGATTATGAGAGGCACTAAATATAGGTCACAGTTTGAGATTGGGTTAGCCAAGGCTCTTGCTCGTAATAATATACCATACGAGTACGAAACTATGAAATTAACTTACATACCCAAGCCTCGAACGTACACCCCAGACTTTATACTTACAAATACTGGAATCATAGTTGAAGCCAAGGGGCATCTTGATAAAGGCGACAGGGTAAAAATGCAGTTGATTAAACAGCAATACCCTGAACTGGACATACGTTTTGTTTTCGCAAGGGCATCAAATAGAATTTATAAGGGGAGCAAAACAACCTACGCTGACTGGGCTAACCGATATGGGTTTCCTTGGGCAGAGGGCAGCATACCAGAGGAGTGGTGCAAATGATGGACGATGCGTTTGGATTAGAAAAGGCCAGCCTATTGAGTGGGCGGTGGTACATTATTATGAAGCCCTCTGACGAAGAGGGATTTAACCTCACGGCTTATGATACAACACCGGAAGACGAGGATGAAGATTACATACCTGCAGGGGCTGTTGTGCAGCAGGGTATCCTAGAACTTCTTGAGTCAGACATAGAGCGTGTGCTGGATGCAGGAATGGCACGGATAACTGCTCACGAACTTTTAGAGCAGGTAGTCGAAGAGGCAGAGGCTGAACACAAGGCCACCGTCGTAGGTCGAGATGACAACATCGTCAGGGTTAAGTTCGGGAGAGAACAATGATTCGAGAAAATTGGAACTTGAACAACTATCAGGCACAGGCCAAAGACACGGCTATATACCCCGAAGAAGCAAAGATTGTGTACACGGCGTTGGGCCTTGCAGGGGAAGCTGGCGAAGTTGCTGACAAGGTAAAGAAGATTATTCGAGATGGACGGAGTGACGCTGCGTTTAAGAATGAAATCGCACGAGAGATAGGAGACGTTCTCTGGTACTGTGCGCTGCTTGCAGATGACCTAGACTATACCTTGCAGCAGATTGCTGAAATGAACATAAGAAAGTTGAAGTCTCGCATGGCATCTGGTAATATACAGGGCAGTGGAGATAACAGATGAGACACGAGGAATATATGAAAGTACGCAACGAAGATTACTTGAAGGAGAAGAGCAAGGATGACGATAACGTCAATCACCCGCCACACTACAATCAAGCAGGTATCGAATGCCTCGACGCAATCGCAGCGGCGACAGGCGACGGCTTTGAACACTACTTGCAAGGAAACATCCTCAAGTATCTCTGGCGATACCGCTATAAAAACGGAACCGAAGACCTCAAGAAAGCCCAGTTTTATCTGAACAAGCTGGTAGATATAAAGCAATGAACTGCTGGCATTGCAACCACGAATTAATATGGGGCGGGGACCATGACCTAGAAGAAGAAGAGTACGTCATGGTTACAAACCTACACTGTCCAAACTGTAATTCTGCAGTTTATGTATACTATCCAAATCAAGAAGGAACAGACAATGAATAATTTACTACCCACACCCTACCAAGAATTTATCCACAAGTCACGTTACGCTCGTTGGAAACAGGATGAGCAACGCCGTGAGACTTGGGGCGAAACAGTGGCGAGATACTTTGACTACATGGAAGGGCATCTAGGTGCCAACCACGGTTACAAGCTGTCCGCAAGCCTACGCAGCGAATTAGAAGACGCTGTATTGGGATTAGAAATCATGCCATCTATGCGGGCTATGATGACATCAGGAGATGCCCTAGACCGTGACAACGTATGTGGCTACAACTGTTCCTACATCCCTGTTGACAGCCCTCGTTCGTTTGATGAGTGCATGTACATTCTTATGTGCGGCACAGGTGTGGGCTTTTCTGTTGAGCGTGAGAACGTAGACAAGCTGCCCACCATCTCCGACAACTTTCACGATTCAGATACCGTCATCAAGGTTGGTGACAGCAAGCCCGGATGGGCAAAGGCGTACCGTGAATTAGTTGCCCTGTTGTACGCAGGACAAGTTCCACAGATTGATGTCTCTGCTGTACGACCTGCAGGTGAACGTCTCAAGGTAATGGGTGGACGTGCCTCTGGGCCGCAACCCCTAGTAGAATTGTTTAACTTCACCGTTGAAACATTCAAGAAGGCACAGGGACGCAAGCTGTTCCCTATCGAATGCCACGACTTGATGTGCAAGGTGGGCGAGATTGTAGTCGTTGGCGGTGTACGTCGTAGCGCACTCATCTCACTCAGCAACCTGAATGATGACCAGATGGCACACGCCAAGTCCGGTATGTGGTGGGAGAACGAGCCTCAACGTGCGCTGGCTAACAACTCTGTAGCCTACAAGGGCAAGCCAGAGATGGGTACGTTCATGCGTGAGTGGGTATCCTTGTACGAGTCCAAGTCTGGTGAGCGAGGCATCTTCAATAGACAGGCTGCTGACATACAGGTGGGCCGCAACGGACGCCGTGAGCAAGGCCACATGTGGGGCACGAACCCGTGTTCGGAGATAGTCCTGAGACCATACCAGTTCTGTAATTTGTCAGAGGTAGTGGTGCGGGAATCAGACAGCCTAGACTCGTTGAAGCGCAAGGTACGCCTGTCAACTATACTGGGTACCTTCCAGTCTACGCTGACCAACTTTAAGTACCTGCGTAATATCTGGAAGAAGAACACAGAAGAAGAACGTCTGTTGGGTGTGTCATTGACGGGTATCATGGACCATCATGTGTTGTCCAAGAATGTTGACAGTAAGGTATGGCTAGAGGCCATGAAGGAAGAGGCTGTCAAAGTCAACAAAGAGTTCGCAAAGATGCTAGACATTCCCCAGTCTGCAGCAATCACCTGTGTGAAGCCCAGTGGGACTGTATCCCAGCTTGTCGATGCCGCCAGCGGTATCCATGCTCGTCACAATCCCCACTACATTCGCACAGTGCGAGGTGACAACAAAGACCCCTTGACACAGTTCCTGATTGATTCGGGTGTGCCAGCAGAGCGTGACGTGATGAAGCCTGACTCAACAACCGTGTTCAGCTTCCCTATGGAATCGCCAAAGGGTGCAGTGACACGCACAGAGATGACAGCTATCCAGCAACTCGAACTGTGGAAAACCTATGCCTTGCATTGGTGTGAACACAAGCCATCTATTACTGTGTCCGTAAAAGAAGAAGAATGGATGGAAGTTGGTGCGTGGGTGTACGATAACTTTGATGTAGCATCGGGGGTTTCGTTCTTGCCGTTCAGTGACCACACATACCAACAGGCACCCTATCAGGACATAGAGCCAGACGATTACTTGGAATGGAAAGACCGCATGTCGTACGTCAACATTGATTGGTCACGTCTAGAAGACTTCGAGAAAGAAGACAACACCACGGGGTCACGGGAGTTGGCGTGTACAGCGGGCGTGTGTGAAGTGGTGGACCTCAATGCCGCGTAAGGCAAAAGAGGTTTTGGTATGGAAGCGAGGGGATGGTTGGATACAGTTCAATCCCCCTCGCAACCATCCCTGCTATGAGGAATGGCAGAAAGTGAAAGAAAAGCACAAGGAAAAGGAATCCGCAAATGGATAAAGAAAGTAACACTGTCAGCATCAATGATGTCGAGTACAATGTTGATGACTTGGACGACACACAAAAGTACCTTGTGTTTCAGATACGAGACGTGCAAGGAAAGATACGTAATTTGAATTTTCAATTGACTCAGCTACAGGCTGCTCAAACAACATTCTATACCTCACTTGGCAGGTCAATGGAAAAGGAAACAGCAGATGAATAGTATTGAACCTAGTGTAGCTGACCGCAAGAAGTTTGACCTAGACTTGTCATACGGTAAGGTTCGTGAGCAACAGGTTGCTGACATGCTACAAGACAAACGCATCGAAGTAAAATCCGAACGGGGCATGTGGATGAAGACGGGCAACATCGCCATTGAGTACGAATCCTACGGTAAGCCCAGCGGCATAGACGCAACCGAAGCTGACTACTGGTTTCACAACCTGTGCATAGGTACAGATACTTTTGCTACCCTTGTGTTCGATGTGCCATCGCTACGGCGCATCATAGATAACCTAGACTACAAACGTTCTGTGAGTGGTGGCGACAACAACGCCTCACGGATGTACCTTCTGAATCTACAGAAGTTATTTTCAACCGATGTTATTAAGGCATATAGAGATGAACAAGAAACGACCAAGGGCTGACCTGTTCAAGCTAACGGCTGTTATGAACGACAAGGGCAACGTAGAGATGGACATGGACTGCGTTAACCCCGAACAATTCATACGGGCAATGGAAGCAGGGATGCCATCCTTCGATGGAACCTACAAGATTGCAAGCCTAGTGCGCTTCTTGAAATCAATAGGGGATGAAGCAATGGAGAAATCCAGCCGCTACGTTTGACCCAATAAAAAACCCCAGCAACATGGCTGGGGCTTTCCTTGGGGGTAGTCTTGTTGCTACCCCTTTTTCTTTTTAGCCATTCCGCCGTACATCATGCCTTCCATCTTTGTGGTCATAGGTGCAGACATCATACCCTGTTGTGCGCGAGGCATCATAGGGTTCATGGTAGAACTTGCGTTAGTGTCCGCATTCATTGCAGAACGGACGGTTGAGCCGTAGGCATAGGCTTTACGTTGGGCCTTTCCGCCTTGGGCCATGTAGCCCATCTTGTTGCGAACTTTCTTGGGTAGCATGCCCAAGCCTTTGTTGTTCTTTGGCACAGGTTTCATCATTGTTCTTCTTCCTTTGTTTGTGGCTCATCTTCGCCAGTGTAGAGGTCCATGTAATCCAGCATCAACTTTTCGTTACCTTTACGCGAGATTTCCATGAACAAAAATCCTTTTAATAAGCTATCGAAGGTGTTAAGTTCTTTAGCATTAACAAGGTCGGGATAGTTCAGCATCTTATCCATGATACGGGCAGCATCAGGACTTTGCAAAGCCAGCAATAGTGCATCCGAATTATTTTTTCTTAAAAGACGCTGGGCAACTTCTGAAGTTACGTACGTAATACCTACCTGTCCTCGTGCAATATTGTAAGCGCGACTCAGGGCAGATTCTGCTGACATGCCTTGGTCTATCAGTCTGCCCGCTACCTTTTGAGCCTGTTGCTTTTGCAGATACCTACCTATATTTGTAAGACTTTCTATCTGGTCTTCACTCATGAATTTTGTAAGGTTTTTTCTCACCACTGGATTCTCTAGTTCTGCAAGAAATCCTTCAGTGCTGGCTAACCCGTTTATAAGAAGGTCATCTCCAAATAGACCTGTTCCTTTTGTACCTTTTATCCTTGCTGCAGCTTTTGTTCCTACAGGACCGTATTGGCCTTTCTTCATCAGTGCTTGGTACGTCATATCCCTAACTGCGTGGTCAAACAAGGATGATAGGGTAGCTTCGTCAACACCTGCAAAATCCGGATTTTTACTGGTGGCGTCCATCCATTCCTTTTTAAGTCCGTCAGTATCGTGAAAACCGCCTATGTATTTATCGTAGAACGAAGTTGTATCACCTTCTATTTTAAGTATATCTTGCAATTGACGTACGGCAATTTCTTGTTCTTTTGCCTTTGTTTTATTCGCACTAGACGCGTCTCGAAGTTCGCTACCCAGCCTTCTGACTACCTTTTTACCTTCATCTGCCAATCCCCCACCCTGTTGTATCAGGTTGGCAATATCTTTTTCTTGAGAGAGCATGTCCGTGATGTTAAATACAAGTGCCCTATCATTCACACCGTTTGCGTCTATTACGTTTATGTTAAATGCCTCGTTCACACCTTCGAGTTGGTTTTGGATTGTTCTTTCAAAACCAATTGTCTTGGGGTCTACATACTGAGTTCCCCCAATACGAGGTTTACGTTTTAAAAAGTCACCTGCCCAACCGTTATAGACAAAGGCCCCAATAACCTCTTCCATCAGGTCCATAGCTAGTTGTCCCTCTTCTGTACGAAGGTCAATCCGCATAACACCATCCGAACCCACTGTTCCAAAAAGCTGAGACAAGTAGCCTATTTGATTAGTTAGCTTATTCATTTCCTGTGTTGTTCGGGTGCCTGACATAATTTGCTTTACAGTGATACCCACCTCTCCCAGTATTTCAAAAGGCGTTTTATTCTTGTACAGGCCACTCAGTCCAGTTTCATCTAGTGTTTGTTTCTCGCCCACCTTAGATGATAGGATTCTGTTCAAAGGACTTCCCGGACGAAGAGGGTCGTTCAACTGGGTGTATTCTTCTCTGACACCTTTAAGGAACTTAAATCCCTCTGGGTCACTCTCGTTCATTATCTTGTCGATAAGTTTTTCAAAGTTCGTAAATTCTCTGGAAACTGCAGGGTTATTTGTTTTTCTTCCAAAATCGCGGAACGCACGGCGAAACTCCTCTGCCTCTTCGATATTTGAGTTGGCAAATACGTTTATCTTTCCTTGTTGGTGTAATAATAGACCAAACTGCACCGGGTTTTCGCGCAGCATCATTTCCAAATCCCCTGCATCCACGCCATTTTCAACGAGCGCGGCGAACATCTCTGTTCTTTCTTCTTCGGGCAATTCATCAAGAGTACGCTTAACCATGCGGTCAAACATTTTCATGGATTTCCGACCTAAGAATCCGCTGAAGAACGTAGAACTTGGGCCGAAGAATGTAGTTATATTTTTTTCGTCCGCATTCGCTAGTCTTAGCATTTCTAATACGGCTTCAGAAATGTCAATCTTAGGGCGGTCTGTTGTTGCAACGAAGTCACGAAAACCTTCATATGCAACATCCATTTTTGCTGATAGTTCCCCGTATCGTGCAAACACAAGAGACTCTACGGCAGCTTGTAAACTTAGATTGCTCAAGTCTTTCACGTCTTTTACTGCGGCAACCTGCTCGAACCGTTTTAGAAGAGCCTTATTGATTTGAAGAGAAGCAGCCCGTATTTGCTCTATGTCTGTTTTTGTTCTGGCAACTGCAAGGGCCTCTTCGCTTTCTGCACCCAAACGTCTGTTAAGAATATCTTGCACTTCCAGAAATGAAGTAAAAAAATCTTCGTCTAAGGGTGTCGATACGTCTTCTACTGCTAGTTCCAGCATGTCATTTATTTTGTTGCTGAGTTTTTCAGATTCTGCAAAAAGGGTAATTTCCATATCCTCTAAGCTTTTTCTGGTCATCAATATAAATTCTTGTGCAGCAGCTATTTCTTTGGGGTCTCCGAATTCAGCAACATGCTTTTCAAAATTATTAAGCAACAACTGCGCCTTTGATAATTTTCTATCCCCTTCTTGTAAAGCTCCTACAGCAGCACCTAAACCCTGTTTTTTAATGCCCTTTGTAAGAGTGTCTTCAACTGCCATTTCGTAGGCATTTATTGCGCGAGGTACAGCTAATGTTTCGGCAAGCGAACCACTTAAAAACTCAGCGGCCCTGATACGCTCTGGTCCCTCTTTAAACATACCAAGTAATTTGTCTTCTAAGTCTACACCTTCTTGTAGTTTTTCAACAAATAAGGCCCGTGTTTCAACGTCCATTTTTTCCACTTGAGAAAAGGCCGCTTTTAACTGCTTGCGTTCGTTTCTATTCATTGGCCTTCCATGTTTAGGCTCAAATATAATTGTTTCGTAATCTTGAATGGTCATATCGGCGTTGGTGAGTTTATTCCACGCAGCGTTTAGCGGGTTTAGAAGTCCTTCGGGCGTGATGCTGCTTGCAAGTCCTGTCCCTAGTCCTATAGGCACTGTGACAGCTTTCTTAGTTATGCGACGCCCTAGTTTACTAATTCCCGTGAATTCTGATGCTACACCTGTTATTAAGCCCGCGAATTCTCCCATTTCTTCGTCCATGCCAAAGGAACCCGACAAGCTCCTTCCTGCAACAGCAAAACCCGCAAGGGTGGCTTCTGGACCTATTATCTGAAGCATGTAAGGACTTACAGTCTGTGTAAAAAAAGTTCTGCGACGAAGCCGCTGTAGGTTTTTGATTTCGGATTCTATAAGAGCCTTTTTTACGGGGTCCTCGTTTAATCCCATTCCTGCTAATTGCTTGTTCAAATCCTGAATACGTTCAGCAGCGTCTCCGCGTTGTTGTTGGATACGCATGTTGTAAAATCCCAATTCCAACATGCTGTCGCTGTGTTTTATTTTTTTACCTTGCTGTGCAGCCAGAGTTCTAAGTTGTTTAAGGGTAAGACCAGAACCTACCTCTGCAAAAATAACGCCCCACTGTTCGACGGTACTCATCTGCATAAAAGATTCTTCCATTATGCCATAGGCCATTTCATCGTTGACAAGTTCTCTTTCAAACTTTTCACCACTGGTTGCCGTATCGTAAAGTATGTAATCTTTTTGTTCGTCTGTTAAATTCGGGTCGTTACGAACTCGTTCTTGTATCATGTCATTAAAGTATTTTGCTGCAGTAGGAGAGCCGCCATTCTCATCCACAACTCTGAATATGTTTTGTATAGACTTTTCCCGTTCACCTGCCAAGGCTCCCCACTCATCCGAAAAGTTCGTACCCATCTCGTCTGCTCTGTTATACGCCGCTATCGCACTCCTAGCCATTACGGGGCCGTAAGCTGAGAGTGCATTTTGAAAGAACCGCCGTGTCTCTGAAAAACGATACCCAAAGTTAGTTAAAGCTTCGCCAGATTCAAAGTCATCCACAAAGTATTGACGCAATGCAAGGTCAATGTCGGGTTGTCCCGTATTGATAAAGGGGGAGATGGCATTGTCGAGAGCCATACGGCCTTCCGCATAGGTCGTGGCACTGGCTCGTACCGCAGGGTCTACGCTACCTACGTCAATCTTACCTTCGGAAGTTACAAATGCTTGTGTGGGTTTTTCTGGAAGGGTATCATCTGGGGGTTGCTGGGCTTTCTTTGAGGCGTCAATAGCTATGGCAAGCCTCAACTGTCTTTCCAAACTTTGACTTTGAGAAATTAAAGTTGCAGACCTTTGCCCGACGTACTTTTCTTCACCCTTTGCACCGTTTAATATAACGGTTTCCCCCGCATTTAATTTTTCCAAAACACTTTTGTATGTCAGGGGGGCTTCCTCTGTAACGGATGCCCTTTCGACAGATGCAGTTACATCTGGTTGTAAAGATTTAAACTTGACACTGGGCGGGAAAACTGAAAGACTAACATCAGTTGGCACATTAGCTGTAGGCCGGGGTTTTACTCGCACAGGTGCAGGTTCTGTTTTGTCAACAGATTTTTCGGGTGTTTCCTCGACAGTATCTTGCTCATTGACAGGGACAGGAACCACAGGGCTGGTCTGTGCTTCAAGGTTATCTTTGTCTTCGGCAGGGTCTAAGACCACGGGACTAGCTTGTGCTGCTTCAGCCATTAATTACTTCCCTTTTCTTGTGCTGCGTCATATATTTTTGAAATATTAATGGTGCCTTCAGGGTCTGAAAATACCTCCTTGCCATCAGTAAAAGCATTAATTACAGTACCATCAGGACCAATGAACTCAACTCCTGCAAGCTTCCTGCCCTCGCCGACGCCAGCACTATCATAGCTGGTGGCTGCGGCGACTTCTTGTCTGTTTTGAGTTTTACGTCGCTGTGCCAAGACTTGCCGAACAACCCCAGAAGCTTTGATAAACCTGCGGTCCTCTACCGTGATTGTTTCTTTATCCAAGATACTTGTTAAGTCTTGTTGGGAATCCTGCCTACGTTTAAACTCTTTAATTACTGTGTCTAGCTTTGCCAAGTTACCCTCTTGAGAAGTAAAGAATCCAGTTCCACCCAAGCGTTCAAGCTGGATTTCAAAGTCTTGGTTGGATAGACGACCAGAAGGGTCAACAGCACGGGCCATCTTTGCAGCCAAAGTCAAACGCAAAGCGTCTATCTTGCTAAGATTTTTCATTCGGTCTTTGCCTAGTGCATCTTCGGCTGTCTTATATAACATTGAAACAGTTGTTTGGTTTCCACCATCTTCATCCGCGTAGAGGTTTTGAGTAAAAAGGTCGTTCTCAGGGTCCCCGGCCATAAATACAG